TTTTGGTTTTATAATAAAATACCTCACTCAGCGATAAACGTGGGTGAGGTAGATCGGGTGTCTCTAGTATGGGATGTTCCTCATAATGAGAAAAATCCACATCATTTATCTTGGTGATAATATTCTTAGATTGTCTCCTTTTTTGACTCTACTGTTGACAAATTGTGATGAGTTGGTATATGTCATAATTTCATCCATATCTTCAATAATCACATTTAGATATTCTTTTCTAAGAGTATAGATTGACCTCTTAGCATCATTTTTTTCTATTTCATGCTCATAATGTGATACAGATGTAAGAACATTTGAACCACTTTTTGTTTGAAGAAATTCACCATCATAATAATTGAAAACGAAATCAGAATCCACAACTTGATCTTTTTGTAGTAATAACTTACCAAAGAGATCTCTTATCTCCTTTGTTCTATAAAATTTTGGTGCAGACAATTGCTCTGGTGTGTATGTGTTACTTAAATACCTTTGTAAATCATATTGACTCATTGGCCATTCATCTCGAACACTAATGACATTATTTGATATAAGAACAACCCAATCGAGATTTTGATCATCATATAATTCTTTTGCTACATTATCTGGTCTGTCATCACCCTCAATATAATATTGAGTAAATGCAACTGTGCTTTCAAAAAAATCCTCTCGTATTTTACCTCTTTTGAAAATATTTGTTGCAGTGACAAAATCATTGCTTGATGTTCTGTCGCTATTATACGATGGAACAAGTATGTTTGGGAATAAGTCGAAGTATTTCATTAGAATCCTATGTCTATGCCTTCATCACCTGAAGAATCATCAAAGAATTGATCAAGAGGACCTCCCTCTAAAACCTTATCTTGTAATGCAAGAATTGAGGGTCTCGCTGACTCTGTATCATAATCATCTGCTAGTATTGGTGAAAGTTCTGTAAATCCAAGAGTCATGATTGATCTGATTGGTTGTGAAATTGCTACTGGATCATCATATGCTTGATACATGCCATCGGGAGTGAAATTTATTGCACAATTGGTAAGAGCACATATTTTGAAAGCATTCAATGATTTGATTCTCTGCCCATTATTCATGAACGCTAATCTAAAAACATTTGGTGAAAGAAGATAGAGATCTGAATCTTGACCTCTTCTTGGTAACATACCTTCCTTAAAAAATCTCTGGATTTGTCTTGCTCTTTTTGCATCCTCTGGATTCTGTGGTGCAAAATTGAAGGAGAACTGAAAAGATCTGAGTCGAGGACCTGCAAATAATAATTCTAAATTAGGGTTTATTGCTTTACCTGTTGATCTTGTTACGAATTGATTTGGATCGACATTGACATTGATTTTAGATAATGCTGCTCTTGATGCTGCAGCAGATATCAATGTGTTTGCATCACCACCTTGACCTTGAGATAATTTCTTAAGCGTGTTTACCGCTTCAGTTCCACCACTTCTGAGTAAATCTAAAACATTGTTCTCCCCTGCGATTAGATTTCTTATGCCTCCAAATGTTCCCATGAACGCTGCTGCTTCAAAAGCATTTGCTCTACCTTCTCCCCAACTCACTCCATTAGATGTCTCTAATTGATTTGGAATTGGCATTTTGACAGTGCCAAGAAATTTTCTTTTTTGTTTATTGCTTTCGATTGCACTATTTCTTGATAATCCTTGTGTGACAGTCGTAGAGAAACTAGGCGTTCCAGCAGTGCCTGATTTTGCATTATCAAAATTGTCATCAAAATACCCACTCATATAATCAGATTGAGGTGCGACATATTTGAACATGTCAATCTTCATATAGTCTTGTGAAGGACCTGCACCTGATTTGTAGACAGCATTATAGGGATATTTTATTGCTTTACCACCAAAAAAAGGTTTTCTTGGTTTTTGTGGGTTGTTGTTGTTTTGATTATTGTTATTGTCATCATTATCACCCTCATCTGCTTCAATTATGAATTCTACAGATGGCACTGCTGTTTCTTCTAGTAAGGTATTGACATTATCGCCATTGACAATACCATCTAATCCATTTGCCTCCAAAGCAGCATCATGATTTTGAACATTATTTTTACTTAGTCTTACTTCCCTTCTCATTGCACCCAAAGCATTTTTGTATGCTTCACTTCTTTCTCCATCCACATCCTGTGCCAAAATCTGCCCTAGAGGACCATTCGGTGGCACATCTTCCCACACAAATCCTGTGCCTCCGTTGACACCCTTCTTAATTCTTATTGATATTGGTTGTCCATAGTTGGGACTATTCAAATCACCTTCTAATACTTCATATACGTTTAGACCACCTTCATATAATGAACCTGCAGCACCATTTGCATCTAATCTATACTGAAAAGATTTGGATGTATTTTTCCCATTATACGGGATCTTTAGATTATTTCTTTCAAAATTTGGTGTGGATGTCATTATCTTCTATAAAAACTACTTAATTTGGGGTCAGTATCAACACTGATACCTCCAAGATTACGAACAAAGTCTTCAAGTCTCATCTCAATTGCTTTTTCCATGTCAGATCCAACAAGAGATGTGAACGTTCCTCTAACATATGACTTCAGGTATTTATTATACCCGTTGAGTTTAGAAAAATCACCACCTTCATCAATAAATCTAAGGACAGGTAATCTATTTTTGGGAAGAGTATAGTGGAGATTGACACCATAAAATGCTTGACTTTCGACTCCGACAATATAACATAATGGATTCCTATCGTAGAAAGGGAGTACGTCTTTATACTTTGCAGTATATTGAAACAACATAAGATTACCAGGTGCTGGAGCACCTACAGTTCTTGAACTGGGAAATACAGTCTCAAATTCCAAGTTCTTTCTCCGTTAGTATTTGAAATTGCCATCGCCTATCCTTGCAAAATTCCTCTGCTGCCACCCATTTTGCTTGATTTTTAGCGTAGGTAATGACCTCATTGACATACTTTTTAGTGCGAGTTTTTTGTTTTTTTGGTTCTTTTACTTGATTCGCTGGTTTTATCTCAACAACTTTCTCAATAATTTTACCCGTCACATCTTTATATTTGATATAAAAATCTGGAAAATATCGATGAAGTCGATTGTCTAATGGTGATTTGTAGGGAATAACTATTTCTTCACTAGACCACTTGACAATTCTTTTATTACTATCACAGTAACGCATAAATTTTAGTTCCCAAAGTGACCTATATACTATATTAGTGGGATCACCTTTATATTTTTTGGGTTCTGATGGTCTAAATTTGCCTTTGTATGGCATTTTGCGATAAAAATACACTTTTATTTAGATGGCACAGTTATCAGACTTACTTAACAGACAAAAACAACATCTCCCTACGGAGATGTTATATCGGACTGATACAAAATTTGGTAACATTGTTCCAGCATATAATAACTCATATGATGTATTCATCAATTTCAATCAAGCAGCAGGTTTAGTAAATTTTATTAACCAACATGGTTTTTATGATCAAAATAAGAATGCGGAACCTGGTGATTATCTTAGACTCTTTTGTTCAGAAGCAGTTTTACCTGGTTCATCAATAAGGTCAACTGAAGTACCTGGTCAAAGACAGGGGGTTATGTCACAAATGGCATTGATGAGGAGCATGACTGATTTGACCCTCACATTTTTCTCACAAAAAGATTATTACACCAACGATGTTTTCAACGCATGGATGGAGTATATACAACCTACAAGAACTGATAGTGGTGTTTTTGGTGACAGCACAAGAGAAAGAAGAAATGCACAGAGTGCATTTAGAAGAGCAAAATATCCTGTATTCTACAAATGTGAAATAGAAATTACAGCATTTAGTAATGATATTTTCACATCTTCTCAAAGATTAGAAGGACAGCAATCGTTTCCTGATATAAGAACACCGAGTAGTATCACTTATTATGTGCAGAATGCCTTCCCTGTCAATATCGTAGCAGCACCACTTGCATATGGTAATGCTCAACTTATAAAGACTACAATAGCGTTTAAGTTTGACAACTTCTTTATAGATAGGACATCTAGAGTTGGTGGCATACTTTCATTCTCAGATAATCCACCTGAAAACAGGAGGGATGCTAATGTAGATAGTGTACAAAAGTTGAGGAGCACAACTCTGAAACCTTTTACAACTTCTAATCCAAATGAACAATCAAGCATAACTAACACGGAAAATACCATACCTGCAGGGTCTAATTTGGATACTAAATAAATCACTGAAGTAATTAATTATGCCATTACCAAAGGTCGTAGCACCTACTTTTGAACTGAAACTCATATCAACCCCAAAAACAATCAAATATAGACCATTTCTTGTAAAAGAGGAAAAAGCACTTTTGATTGCAATGGAAAATGGGAATGATAAGGATATTACTGCAACAATCAAAGAAGTTTTGAAGGGTTGTATGATATCTCGTATCAAGGTGGATGATTTACCTACATTTGATTTGGAGTATTTGTTCCTGAATGTAAGAGGTAAATCAGTTGGTGAAACTGTTGATCTTATCGTAACATGTCAAGATGATAATAAGACAACTGTTCCACTTACCATATCATTGAGTGATATCAAATTGCATATCCCTGAAGGACATGATGACACTATTGATTTAGGTGGAGGGATCAATTTGAAGATGAAATATCCATCTATGAAGCAATTTTTAGAGAATAATTTCCTTGTTACTGGATCTGAAACAAACAAGGATAGAATTGACCAAGCATTTGAATCCGTTGCAGAGTGTATTGATCAGGTATTTACAACAGAAGAGGCGTGGTCATCAAGTGATTGCACAAAAAAAGAACTTATTGATTTTATAGGATCACTAAATTCACAACAATTTTCAAAAATTGAAGATTTCTTTGTAACTATGCCTAGACTTCAATATAAGTCTACAGTTGTAAACCCAAACACAAAAGTTGAGTCTGAAGTCCTAGTTGAGGGTTTATCAAATTTTTTCGCATAATGCTACTCCACACGAGTTTGGATAATTACTATGAAACAAATTTTTCACTGATGCAACATCATAGTTGGAATCTGAGTGAAATTGAAGATATGATGCCATTTGAAAGAGAAGTTTATGTAACTTATTTGAAAAATTACATTGATAAGAAAAATTTAGAGGCAGCACAAGCACAAAATGCAAACTCCTACTAGACAAATTGAATCTACTTCTAGCATGTTAAATGATAGAAGAAGGAGTGGTGCATCGCAAAATACAGTTGGCACTTCAAATTTACTTAGGTCTGTTGAAAATATAAAGGGAAATGTTGAGAACCTTCGAGGTCAATTAGAAACAGATAGAAAAAGTAGACTTGTAGTAGACGAGAGAAAACTAAAATTATTAATAAAAGAAGAAAAATCACTTGATGATCTAAAAACAGCTACAATTGACTTTAGAAAAATACTTGGTGTTGCTGCAGGTGCAAGTGCAGTAAGACAATTTTCTCAAGGGAATGTTGCAGGTGGATTACAGGATACTGGAGTTGCTATCACAGCGTTTTTACCTGAGATAATAGGGATCACACAGAATGTAATTGTAGGTGGTCTTGCTGCACGAGGTTTATTAGGTGGGGGTAGAGGTATAGGAGCAGCAGGTATGGCTAGAGGTGGAAGGGCAGGTATGTTAGCACTACCTTTATTAGCATTAGCACCATTATTAATGGGTGCTGGTAGACGGAATAATAACAATCAATCAAACGCACCCACTGCAGAATTCAGAAGAGAGCAATCAACAAGAAGAATAAGAAAGGATACAATAGCAGCTAATGATACACTTAGATTTGGTGCACAATTAGACAGATTTGATAGAATACTAAGTTCACTTGGTAAAAAAGATGGAGATAGAGAACAAGATTTACCTTTCAATTTGAATCAAGAACTTGAAGATGATGAACCAGAAAGAAATATGAATGACAAACTTACAAGTTTTTTAGAATTACTTGATCCTTTGAAAGGAACAAAAGATATATTTGAAGATTTATTTGGAGAGAAGACAGATATAGAGAAAGCGAAAGAAGTAGAGAATAGAAATAGGGATTTAGGTTTAGGAGGACTTTTAGATTTTACAAGAAATATTCTCGGACTAGGTAAGAAAGAAGTATCACAAAATGAAGTAAATAAAGATGATAATGACACAAGTGGTTTTGAGGCAGGTGCTGCTAGTCCAATCACAGAGGCAGATCTTGAAAGAGAAAGACTATTAGATGAACAGGAAAAAGATACAAAGAAAGGAGGGGAAGAACAACCTTTTGCAACACTGAAAGAAAGGTTGAAGAATATATCAGAGTCACTCAAAATAGGAGATGACAACACTATTGATTTTTCAGGTGTGGTAAAAGATACTGAAAAAGCAACAACATTATCAACGACTGTATCTAATTTCCTCAATTTTATTGAGGATGATTTTATCCCAAACACTGATAAAGATAAACTCGAAAAAGGTGCAAACAAGATCATGGGTAATGTGCTGAGAAATGTGCCACAAGTGAAGGAGGAAGTACTAGAAAACGCACCCCCTACAATAAAAACTCTGTTCTCACCTTTGTTTAATAATGATGGTAAACTTGATTTACCAGAAAATGTAAGAGCAAATTTCAGGGAATCTGATAAAGCAGTAGATGATGTGTTTGTTGATCCCTCTTTTAAGAAAAATGCAGATAAATTTGTTAATTGTCTAATAATGGGAGTGTGTGAGAATGATTGATGTAAGGAAAGCACTCAAGATATCACAAGATACCACAGGTAAGACACGGGTGATCTCTGACAATTTGAGGAGATCTTTTACAGCGTCAAAAATTTCAAGAGAAAAACTTCTTGGGAGAGAAATAAAAATACAAAAAAAGAGAGAGGACACATTTAGATCACTCAAGAATGCTTTAGCGGAAAGGGAAAAAAAAGGTGGTGGAGGTGGTTTACTTGGTGCAGCACTTGGTTTAGGTGGTGTAGGGAGAATAGGGAGAAGATTTGGACGTGGTGGTGGAGGCTTACGAGGTGGTGGAGGAGCACCCAAATTACCAAGAGGACCTTTGGCAAAAGGTTTATCTAAATTTGGAAGAATCGGACCTATGGCAGTTGCCACCACAGGTTTGGATTTCTTCTTACGTAAACAACAAGGTCAGAGTAATATACAAGCAGCAGGTGGGGCAGCGTCTGGTTTAGCAGGGTTCGTGGGAGGTGCTAAATTTGGAGCAACGGTAGGTTCATTTATTGCACCTGGTTTAGGAACTGCAGCAGGTGGTTTGATTGGTGGTGCAGTTGGTGGATTATTTGGTGGTAATTTATTTGACAGATTATATGGACAAAATATCCTCAGAGCAGGTTCTGATTTACGTAGGGTAAGAGAGGAGGATATAACAAGACAATCTAAAACACTATTTGGAGAAAATTTAGATAAATTTGAGATTGTGCTAGGAAAATTTGAGAAAATTGCACCAGAGTTAGGTGAATCAACAGAGAAGATAATAAGGGTAAGAGAAAGAGTTGGAAAACTAACCACTGGTACTAAATTTCCTGTCGAAAAAATTGTTAGTGTAGCGTTTGATCTTTTATCTCTTGTTGTTCCTCAAGCTAAAATAGCACAAGTCAGTGGTAAACTCAATCTTGCAAATCGATCTAAAATTGTACTGAAAAAGAAAAATGCAAATCTATTAGATGAATTAGCAAAAAGTTTCAAACAACAAGATTCAATCATACTACAAAAAAATAAACTCCAAGAAAGGATTGCAGCTTTTATCAAAGCAAGGAGACTCAATCTTGAAGGAGGATTTAGAAAATTTAGTCAAGATGCATCAAAAATAAAACCAAGAACCGTAAAGGAATTGTTAGAATTCAGAATGAATAAGGCATTCAATAGGAATCTTAACAAAATTATAAGTCCAAGAAAAAATCCTGTGGTTAGAAAAAATGTATTGAAAAGGAGAGCAGATAAGGTGCTTGAGGATTTGAGATTTGAATTCAAGGGTGAAGGGCAAGTTTTTAGAGACACTCAAGAAATTGACGGTATTCTACAGACAATCTCAAGAGCACTACGACAGGGTACAGTTCCAGAAGGTATGAATATTGAACAATTTAGAAAAACAATAAAGGCGTTTCAAGATGTGATGACTGACATGATGGATAGTAAACTCATGAAAATGTCAAAAACAGAACTTGATGACATATTCAGAGAATTAAGACTATTAGGTGAAAGAGGAGAGGTGCCAAGAGGTGCTACATCACAACCAAGAATTGAAAGATTCTTGAAGGATATATTTTCGGAAGTAGGACCACCACCAGGCGGAATGGTTGGTGGTAGATTTTCTGGTCCTGATACAGGTTATCTTGCAGTATTGCATGGAACAGAGAGAGTAATTCCAGAGGAGAACCCACATACTAGATCAAGAGGAACTACAGGGGTAACAGAGCAAGTGGTTGTCATAAATGGTGGTGGAGGTGAAAACCAACAGGCACCAAATACGTCACAAATGATGGGTGGGGGTCAAACACAAGTTGTTTCAATTAGAGAAGAAGTCAGTGCTTACGATTTAGCAACTAAATATAGTCAAATGATTGCGAGTGCAACAGTATGAGTAATGCAATCGGTAGTAATATAAAGAAGTTTACCATATCTGGTCCTAAAAGTGGCAAATCTGTAGATTTTTCTACAAAAACCAGTGGAATAAAATATTTTGAGGATATATTTGACCCATCTATACACGTCGATTTGGGAATACAAGATGCACTTGGACAATTTAATAAAGTCCCTGTGAGGAGTGGAAACAAAGTAAATTTAGAGATTGAATCACAAGGATCTAAATTATCATTAGATCTTATTATAAGCAATATAATTGGATATAATCCACAAGCAAAAAGAGAAGTATATGGTCTAATCATGGAAACTCAGAGTGCATTTGATAATCATACAACAAGAGTTTTTGAGAAATATAAAGGAAAGGTGTCTGATAGTGTAGCAAAAATTTTAAAAGATAAATTGAATATTACGAAAGTGGATATAGATGAGTCATCTAATAATTATGATTTTTGTGGTGGATATAGAAGACCATTGCTCGCATGCTCATGGTTAGCAAAAAAATCTATTGGTCTTTCAACAAAAGATGATACAAAAGGATCTGCAGGGTTCTTGTTCTATCAAACACAAGATGGGTTTCATTTCAAGAACATTGATAAACTATTTGAGGAAGCAAGAAGTAATAAGAATATTATAAAGTATCAATATAAAGTTGATAAAAATACTTTGAAGGGTGAAGAAAATTTTCTCTCTTTGATAGGACAACCAATAACAAGTTCAAGTCATAATTTGTTGGTACAACTGACACAAGGTCATTATAAGACTGCTAATTGGTATTATGATATTATAACTAAACAACCAAAATTTGTAGAGTTCAGCTATCAGGATAGTTTGGGAGAGATGAAAACATCTAATTCACAATCACTAATACCAAAAGGCATTGATGAAAACTACTCAAGAATATTACTTCAAACTGTAGACACTGGTTGCTTATCAAATAAGGGAGAGTTGAATCAAACACCATCAGAACAATATTATTATCAAGCACAATCCACTGCCAGATATAGTTCAATGATGTCTCAAAAATTGTTTACAACTGTGCCTTTGAATCTTAAGTTGAGAGCAGGTATGGTAATATACCTTAAACTACCTGAAATAAATAAAACACGACTAGATGGTCCTGCATCAGGTAATTATCTCATTTCCAAATTATGTCATGAATTTGGTGGTGATAGTGACAAAACAGGACTAGAATTAGTTAGAGATTCCTACAAGGAGCTAAAATGAAATCTATTGAAGATCACATCGCAAAGGATAAAGAAATTCTTGCCGATCCAAAAACATCAGAACCCATGCGTCATCACGTTGAG